GACCAATCCTTTGGCACTTTTAATTCTATAGTCTTTTTCATATTTTATTTGATTTTGGTGTAGTGATTACCTTTCCTTCAGGCACTCTATACATTTCAGGATTTGTTAAGTCCACATTTGTTACTATATTTGTTTTTATTGGTTGTATATCTATGGTATTTGCTTTTTCTAAAACCATATTCTGCAATCGTGCATTCAATGAGTTTCTTTGTTGTACAGTTGCAGTTAGCATTGCTTTAGCTTCTCTCAATTGTTCAATTAGCATACCATTTTGTTGTTGTAAATGATATACATACTTTGCCATCTCCATAAAGTCCTCTTTACTTAGATTATCTAAATCTATTTCTTTTTCTTCCATATTATTTATTTTACTCTGATTACATATTTTCCTTTAGCTGTTGCTACTTGCGATAATCTCATCATTGCTGCATATCTACTTGCATCAATTAGGTGATTATTAAAATCTATTGGTTTATCCATCTGTCTACCGAATCTATCCGTTTCCCATTCGTATCCATAGAACTCATTTACTAAGTTTTGGCATGTGCGTGGTAAATTGATTTGGTAATTCTGAAGTACTTGGATACCAAAGTTAATGCTATCCTTTCCTTTTACTACCGGCCTTATATTGAATCCTAATCGGTATAATTCTTCTATTAATCGGGGCTCTGCACTATCTGCCCATATTTCCCAACGATTATCTCCAATGATTGTTCGTAGTTTAGAAGCAATATCGTTTGTCACCATTCCTCTTTCATAGCAATTCTCTACAAACCATATATCTCTATCCTTTCGGAACAGGGAAACGATTGCAGTTGGGTCTGAACTATATCCAAAATCTATTCCTAAACAAACGAATTCAGCATCATCAGGTACCCAATCGGTTACATTAAAATCAAATACGGCTTTATCATTTGTCACAAACTCACCCATACCATACACTTTCCATGCTTTTGGATTTGTTCTTTCAAGCTCTTTTATACTATTTACAACATCTTTTGGTAGGTATGGATTGTTACGGAATGTTGTAAAGTATGCCGTAGCACCTTCTATCTGACGAATCCAATGGTGTGGTGATATTGTAGGGTTTAGGGATAACATAATAGGACCTGTACAACGTATTCTTAACTGAAAATAAGATTCTTCATCTATTTCATTAGCTTCTTCCAACCATAGAATAGAACTCTTTAATCCTCTCAGCTTCTCAGGGTTATCAGTACTTAGGAATGATATTGTAGAGCCGGTATAGAATTCATATACTCTATCGGTAATATTAAAATCATTATCATTCCATATTCCAAGCTCTTTCATTATATCTTCAAAATCTTTAATAATAGTTCTTTTCAGGCTTGGTATTGTTTTTCTTACTATTACTACATCATGCTTTTCTTCCAAGCACTTTACAATACACCATTGAAGTAATGCATAACTCTTACCTGAACGAGTACCACCGTAATGAATTGTTATCCGAGTTGGTGAATCATTTTGGTTTTGGTATGTTATGGTTGTATTAACTTCCAGATTCATCTATGCTCTTTTGTGTTATGTTTACTGAAATCTGCTGTATCCTTTGTTCTATCTCAGCTTTCATTTCTACTCTACTCATTTTCGGCATGTGGAATTCTAACATCTTCAGTGCCAAATCCACAGCTCCTTTTGGGTCCTTCTTCACCATTTCTTCCATAATTGTAGGAAGTTGGTCTAATACTCTATTGGTAGCACGAGCTATTGATAACTTCATCATTTCAGTTGAACGATTCAGTGCTCCTTTAGGTCTACCCTTAGCTAATTTATGTCCAGGTTCAAACTTTGCCATTATCTTTCCATTATTTAATTGGTTTCATATATTTTAACACCCACTTTTAGAAATATATTTAATCACCCTGTCTAAATGGATTTGGTAATGTTTCTTTTAGATGCTTTCTTATCTTCTTACAATGTAGGTAAGCAGTTGATTTAGATATATCAATTTCTTCACTCAACTTTTCGTATGTCATCTCCTTATCAAAAGTGTACATTTGGTATATCTTTGAACTAGCCCATATCTTTGGTTGTTGTTCTAATCTTTTTAGTTCATCTATTATCCCATCATGTGCCGTTTCTAATTTAGAATCTGTATCGTAATCATATTCTTCTTCTACAACATCATATCCGTCCGATAGGGGAGAGTTTCTTTTATCCGCTTTAATACGATTGATAAATCTGGTCTTTAGGAATGCGTAGCAGTATTGTAAATTGAAAGAATCTAAATAATATAATTGTGGATTACATCTTTCTCCTAAATAAAGATACAGTTCACTTACTAATTCTTCTGCTATATCTTTATTCTTTGCTACATTAAATGCGCATGCCATTAACCATTTGTTATGATTTCTGAACAGCACTTCTAATCGGTTTGTATTTTCTTTACACTTGCTCACTTCTTTCTCTTACAAATTTTCTTAGTTCGTCCACGCATCTACTCCAATGTCCAGCTGCCGATTTGCAACCACAGGGTTGTTTTTCATTTACACCTCTTATTTGATTGTACCAAGCCCAAAATGGTCCCATCAGGTGCTCAGGTAAAAAGCTTTTAATACCTTCTATTTCTTTTTGTAATCTTTGAAAATCTTCCGTTGATAAAGGTCCTGTATTCATAGTATTATAATTTAATTCCACCGCACTCACCATCCCATTCCGGATTAGTTAAGCGATTTAGCCATTGCTTTCTTTCACAGCAGCCACAAGAAGATTTACCGAATAAGCCAGCTATAAATATTGCTATCCTTTCTCCAAACCCTAATGTTACCACGTGAATTAGTGCTTCTACATAAGTTCCTATTTGTATCCACTTCATATTATTTTAATTTATATGCCAATTCTGCAGTCTCACTCCATCTTAATCTACAACCTGATGTATTAGTTTCGTTGAATAACTTTTTATCTAATTCTTTGAATCCATAGTTTTCCATTTCCAGCTTCCAAAGTGTTTCTGGCTTTACGTTAATATGAACTCTATCATTTGGTGAGTAATTCCATTTAGCTGCAGATGCATAAAGAACTGATGTACTAGTCATATGCTTTTTAATATTATCAATAAATTGTGGAAAATTATCAGGATGAATATGCTCAAAGTGTTCAAAACAGGTTATTACGTCAAAATACATAATGTCACCTTCTTCATTTGTCAATATCCATTCCTTATCTGTCCTTACAATAAAATGATACTTACTATCTACTGATGGTAATCCTAATGTTTCCCTATTACCGTCCAAATTAACTCCGATATATTCTTCACCTAATTCTCTAATTCTTTCTGTCAAATAACCAGCTCCACTTCCTACATCTAAAAACTTTCTTGCATTAGGATACATCTTTACTAAATCATCTGCAAACTCTCTCATATCATGTCTAATTGCTTCATGCGCTGGATGACCGGCTTTAGTTAATCCATCACCATGCTGATAACCAGGTAAGTTATGGTCATCAACCCCTGTATTTTCTTTTATTATTTGTCTAATCTTCATTTATTTTGAATTTTATGTTTACTTCATTATGGTGTATATCATTAGGTTCTATCTTAATAATTCTAAAGTTATTGTTTAATAAAAAACTAACTGATTCTAATTCAGTATTCTGTCCAACGTAAAGAATATCATTTTTTGCACCGGCTTCCAATTCACCTTCTTTTATAATGCTAATTTTATCACCTAAACTTTTTAGAACGTTTACATCCCAACCTTGCGTATCAATCTTAATGTAATCAATAATTTCTATTCCTTTTTCGTTTACAAATTCTTCTAAACTAATTGTATCTACTTCAATTGTTTCGATTACTTGGAAATCATCTCTACCAACCCATTCAGTTTTTGACCTTTCTGAAAATGTAAGGAATGATGAACAACCATGATTACCATACCAACTTTCTTTTGAAATATTGAATACTCTTTTACCACTTTGTAAATCTATTGCTTTGTTTACAATCTCTATATTTTTAAGATGAGAAGTTTTTTCAATTAATGTATTATATAGTTGTGGTACTGGTTCAAATGCATAAATTTGTATATGTGGATTATTTTTAGCAATGTCCACGCACCAATGTCCTTCGTTAGCTCCTATGTCAAAGTATATCATTTTTGTCTATATTCTAATTGTGAAAGTTCCATATCTCTTAATCTTATTGGAAAGTGGAATCTCCAAATTGGAAAATCACCCCTTTGTAAATGTATCTTTAAGAATGTTTCTGGATGAATTGTTATTTGATTATTAGCATAATGCCAAAGATTATGATATAATCCAGCATACCAATCCATACTTTTAGAATCACCATAAGCGAATGTATCATTATATCCGCCCCTATGGTCCCATCCTATTGGAATGTTTATACCATCTCTTTTCAGTTCTAATCTATTATGTATTAATAAATCAGGTCTACACCTTACTACAAAATCGTATCTAAACCCATTTTCCTGTTCATATTTTTGCTTTATTTCATTTGCAGTATAAATACCCCACAATCCTTTTACTAACGATTCTACGTTGGTTTCTGATTCTTTAGGATACCTTTCCAATGAACGCATATTAACAGGAATAATCTCAGGAAACTTTCCATAATATAGACCTGTTGGATTCCATAGTGCTAATGTTTCATTTTCAGAAATGATGTGATTATCTGAAGGATAAACCACAAATGTATCTGCTCCGTATGGTTTAATAATATTATTTTGAATTGAATTGTAACAATCTACATTTTCAGAAGGTTGTCCGCTAATTAATACTGCTACTCTCATACTTTCTTTTTTCTCTTTCTATTTTTACAATTTTCAGAATGTGTTACAACTCTTAGATTAGAAATTCTATTATCATGCTTGTCACAATTGATATGGTCTATTTCTAAACCTGTAGGAATCTTACCAACAAAAGTTTCCCAAACAACTCTATGTACTCTTTTCCAAATTCTTTGTTTAGAAGGGCCTTTACCTTTGAAAAGTCCTAAGTAAAGATAACCTGATGGATGAATACGTGGTCTTAGTACTTTCATCTCACCATTAGGATTATAACGTTTAGCTATTTTAGTTGTATAAGCAATTCCTTTATCTGAAATATAATAATCAGAAAATCCTTTAATTGATTTAATTGTTTCTTTTGCCATTGTTTAGTAGTTTATATTAATAAATATTAAGTAGTTGAAAAAAAGCAAAAAAGGGCCCGCAGTAGAAACTGCAGGCCGATTTATATAGGATAAATAAATTAGCTGGGTTAGGAGAAATAAATAATCAATGGCATTAGATAAAATATATGTCAACCCAGCCAATATTTTAACAATCGTATATGTAAATATATTAATTTTCTTCACTTCCCTTTCTAGTTTGTAAGTTCTGTCTTTCCATTGCTGCTGCAGTAATAGATTCTAAATTCATATTTTCCAATACAAACATTATTTCATCGTGTTTGATTTCCATTGGTGATTTCTTTAGGAGTTCATCTAACTTTTGTTGCATTTCAGCTGATAACCTATTTTTAGAATCATTCTGCTCTTTAGCTTCTTTATACTCTTTTGATTGTTTATAATCTTTCATATTTTATTTTTTTAATATTTCTTCAAACATTTTATCAAATTCTTCTTCTGATATTCCACTTTTACCAAGCATTTTATTTGGTTCTAAAACTTGAATAGAAGCTGAGACAGGAGTTTGTATTTTTTTATTTTCTTCTTTTTTTATCAAATACTTTTCAAATAAATTCTGATAATCCATAACTTATTATTTGTTTACTATTGAATCTAATTCACTATATACATTTTCTAATTGTTCTTTGCTCAGTCTTTTATCCTTTCTCATTCTCATTTCCATATCTTTTCTCATAACTTTGTCCATACTCGTATCTGTATTCATATTTTTATCCATAACTGTATCTGTATCTGTATCCATAAGGGTTTCCATAGGGTTAGTTAAGGGTATAGATATGGTTAGTGTACCATTATCTAACTCTTTAATTAAATTATTTTCATTAAGAATTTTAACTACTGATAATACAGCTTTTTGCTTAGATTTAATAAAATCATTACCATACTGAAATGTAATAAACTTTGGTATAAACCATTTATCAGCATTTAGTACTACAATTCTATCTTTGAAAGCTTCTAATAAATCTTTTTCAGTAAAATTTGTATCAATAGAAAAGTTTAATCTTTTAATAGATTTTTTCCATATTCCAGCATGGTCACAATCATCTAATAAATACAACCAAGCTAATTTTAAGTCTTTTGTTAATTCCTCAAAGAATGGGTCTTTCCACTTCTCAGAGTCTGTAAATCTTTTTGCCATAATTTATTTCTCCTTTTATATAAATAGTTAGTAGTTCAACAAAACATAAAATTGGGTGAGTATCACTACCCACCCTGTTATGAACAATTGGAACACTTATTTACAAATATACGAATAATTCCTGATATTACAAAATCTTTTTATTGATTATTTTATAGAACCTAATTTTACCTTCACTTTGTAATCTATCCATATTTGGTTGGATATGTAATACAGTTCCAACGTACATAGCATCCTTGTCAGACCAGGCCCATATATCATCTATGGTAATTGGTTTAGTACCTTTATCAGTTTCAATAAGGAATTGCACTTTGTACTTTGTACCAGTTTCCTTTCTCATTATAAACTTTTCTTCTTCAACTTTATCTTGCCATTCCTTTGGTAAGATGTTTAGCAGAGCCATTAATCTACGCTCTAATGATAACATTCTTTCTTCCATATTATTATCCATAACCATTAATTTATACAAAAATACGAAAAAAATACCATTTTTCCAAATAAAATAGCATAAAAAACCCTATCTTTTAGGATAGGGTAAAATGGATAAATTATGACAGGTATCTCATTTTTTTATTCTAATATGATATATTCATCATTATCTTTTCTAGCTTCCGCTAACTTCCTTTCAGATAATAAGAAAGGATATAATTCTTTGAATTGTGTGAAAGATAGTTTCTTATCAGCTCTTACTGATTTTACAATTGAATCCATTCTCTTTTCTAAGATTGTCAATTTTTGAGTATCATCAATATACCCATCAATCTCATCTACTATTTTATACACTTCTTTACTTCCAGCTTTCATTAGAGTATTAAAGTGTGCTCTTAATTCTTGTTCAAAATCCATTAGCTTCCGTATTTTGATTTAATCATTCCACAAACTTTCTTAGCGATTTCTTCATCACCATATCTAGCTGTTTGGTCAGCAATACATTCTTCCCAAGGATATGATACTCCTTCTTCTTGCAAATTGATTCCTTTTTCTACAAAAATCTTTTCCATTTCTTCTTCAACAGGTACACAATTTGGCACCATTCTACCATCCATAGGTTTTAATCCAATTGCTACATATCCTTCCCAACATGCATCTTCTAATCCTTCTGCTGGTTCTTGTAGATTGATACCTTCATATTTCTTTTCAAAGTTTAATTTACTCATTACTCTCTTTTGTGGGTCAGAATACTTTTTAGAACTCATTTCTTTTCTATCCCATTTTGAGTAACATATAGCAGCTGCTTGTGATTGTTCGTATCCTGCAGTTATTTCTTCACCTATACAACGGGAGATAAATTCCTCTTTTGATTCGGTTGGACCAGGTTTTATTGGCATATTATTTGGTTTTATTAGTTATTTTTCGTATATTTGTAATACACTAATTTAACAATCGTAAATTGTTATATATTAAACGTTACAATGCCAAGAAAAAAGAATCCAAAAAACAACTATTGGAATCAGGCCGTAGAAGATGCGGTTTGTGGATACAATTCTGCTACTACCCAATCTGAAAGGGAAAAGCATTATCGTATCATATATCCAGCTTTGTGTAAGGTAGCTGAAGTTCTATATCATAAAACAAAATTCTCTTATTCCGATGATGATATGAGAGACACTATGGCAGAATGCGTTATTCATCTTACTGAAAATTTAGGTAAATTCAAATGTGGTATTGGTACTAAAGCATTCTCTTATTTTACAGTATCCGCACGTTTCTTTTATATTCAATTATCAAATAGAAATTACAGGTATTTTCAAAACACAATTCCAATTTCATCTATGACAGAAAATTGGGATGTTGAAAATAATGATAGAGATGATGATAGAAAAAAAGAATCAGCTGAATTATTTTATGCATTTCTAAAATATTGTGAATTGCATTACGATACTATCATGCCTATAAAATATAAAGCTTTAGCTAAAGAATTATTGAATAGGTTAAATAACTTTGAAAATGAGGAAGAATTAAATAGAAGAAAAATATTAAATTCTGTATATATTCAATTATCTAATAGAGAAAAAGATAGAGCATATCTTACAAAAGTTGTAAATATATTTTCATCTCACTTAACTTTATTCAAAGAAAGATGGGAATCTGGTAATGAATCTTTAGAACTTTGTACTAAAAATTATCTTACTGATGATGAAAAGGATTTTATAAAAAAGAATTTCAAATATACAAAAGGAAATACAGGTGCAGCAGTTATAGCACGTAAATTAGGCGTTGATGTTCATATTGTAAATGATTATGCTAAATCTATCAATTAGAAATTAATAGTATAGTTTTTTCCCTCAAATTGAAAAGAGGATATATTTTCTAAAGTTACAGTTCTCCAATCACCAATTTCAGGAGAAAATAAATTAATCATTCCTTCTTCTTCTTTAGTTGCTGTTGCATCTTGTGCGGCTTCAGTTACACCAAAAGGTCCATCAATCCAATAAAATTCATATTGACTTCTATGGGTAGGAATAATTGCAGTTCTCCACCTAATACGAATTGTATTTGAAGGAGATGTACTTCTTAAAATTTGCATAAATCTATTAAATGAAACTTGTGCATATGCAAATTTAATTATTTTATTATGTACTTTATTTGAATTCATATTAATCTACTATTGGTCCACCAACAACCCACGCATCGCAGGTTCTTTGAGCGGCACATTTGAAATCAAAGGCCTCACAATAACCTAACTCACCAGCTTCTATTGCATCGTATGGGTCTACTTCATTACCTAATCCTTCTGCAATGCAATCCAAAACTTTTTGAGTTCTATAAAAGAATGAACAGTTACCGCAAAGGGCTTTCTTTGCTTCTTCAACATTTCCTTGGAATTGTTCTGCTTTTTGTTCCCAATATCCTTCGTTTGGTTCGTTTGGATTTTGGGGTCCGTAGTTCGCTTCATCTATTGCTTTTTGTCTATTTGCTAAATTCAATTGTATATCTTGCGTAGCTGGTGGACAATCTTCTTGAAATGTTACTAACTTAGCAAACTCTACAATTTTTTTATATACTTTATTACTATTCATTAGAGATATTGTTTAATTAGTTTAAGGTGATTATCCATAAAAGATATATCATGTTTCATTCCAGTTATATCATCAATCTCAGCCATAAGGTCTTTGAAATCAGCAACTAATTGAATTACTTCTCCCATATCTTTAGGAGTTGCTACACCATCTTCAATTACATCTTCTTCAATATCAAATACTCTATCAGCAATCAATGCAGCTGAACGAACCATACCTTTTGTATCTTCATCCATTTCCATAGATGTAAGATGTTCAAATAATCCTACAGCGCCAGGGCACATATGAAAATATTCAGTTTCTATACCAAATACATTTATATTTCCTTCTTCTTCACTCAATAAAGCTGGTGCTACACTGCCACTTGCAGCTTGGCCAGGATATGTTGATGTTATTGAAGGTTGTGCTTCTAATTTTGTTTCCTCTAATAATCCTAATTCTCTTAATTTATTTCTACTCCAACTTAGTGCTGATTTGCCGCCCCATAAAAGATATGAAATCGTGCCACATGCAGATGTATCACTTTCATCATAGTATGCTTCAGCACGGCTTAGATAAGAATACATTCTCTTAATTGTTTCTACTGATATTGGGCGTTTTTGTGCTAATTGTTGTGCACGTACTTTACCTACTGGTGTTGCACATTTATTACCAACCTTTTCATTTAATTCAATTCCTCTTTTTGCATTGTTTGCAACTGAATCACCATAATCGGAATAGCTTTCCATTTCTACTCTTTTTTTCTTTTTATAGCGATTATCTCTTTTTATCAATGCTCTTATCTCCGAAAGGATTAAAGCCGCTTCTTGCTCCTCTAATTGGCTAAGGAATAGATCCTGTGATAGGGATTGTTCAACTAAATTGTGTCCAAATAGTCCTTCTATTGAAAATCCTCTTACCTCACCTGTCTTTACATAGTTTTGCCATATATCATCATTATCCACCTTAAAAGTACCCATCCAAGTACCAACTGGCAAACTAAGACCATAATTAGCGGATTTATCTTTTGTTCTACTTTCAACAATCCAGCTCTCAACCAACGATACACCATTAACTTTTTCATTGTGTTCAATAGTTGTAGAATCAGTATATTTCTTTTGAAGATACATTTCTGATAATCTTCTAATAGTTTCGGGTTTGAAGTAAACATAGTATTGCTCACCCATACCATCTATTCTTAATATCTTTTTATCAGGAATAAGGATAGGTCCCATAACCAATCTCTTTTCATCATTTACGGCTTGGAATTTAACTTCTTCCTTATCAAAGTAGACGAAATTTGCTTCAATCGCTGGCTCTTCTACCAATGATATTGCAAATACTTCATCTATATTTTCATCTTCAATTACTAATTCAAATAGTTTCATAATAATTTAACAATTTAATTTGTGATTATCCACCACTACTAAAAGTTGCAGCCCTATTTGTTCTGCGGTCTAAAGCCTGTTGTGAAGTTATATCCCCACTAACTACATAAGCTCGGATTGGTTGTCCAGTTCTCATAGAAAGAGTTTGTGCAATTTGTGCTCCAGGTGTTGCTTCCCTTGTACCAATAATTTGTGGTACTGCCATTCCACCACCTACACCAGGTGCTGTTGGTGCTATACCAGCTGGTGCTGAAGCACTTCTTAATCCAGCTGTGCTACCTGTACTAGCTGGCGCTGAAGTACTATTTCCTGCAGAATTAATTTGTTGTATTGATTTAGCTGCACTTGCTATTGTTGATGCTATACCTAATGCCGCAGAAATTGTGTTAATTGTAACCCAAGGTTGACCTGCAGTTATAGGGAATGTTGCTACTGCTTTTGCGTTTGCTACTGCTGTATTTGCTATAATTCTACCAATAGCTGCTGCCTGTTCTATAATAATACCAGCAATTGCTACTTTCTTATTCTTACCAGCGATTTGTTGTAATAAATTACCAAACTGTCCAACCAAATCCAAATAAGCATTTTGTATTTCAGCTCTTTGGTCTAATTCTTCCATATCAATGGCCATTCTCTCTTGAGCGGCCTGTTGTTTTATGGCAGTTCTTTGATTTTCAGTAAGATTTTCTTGTGATAATAACTCAGCTTCTTTTTGTGCTACTAATTCCCTTCTTCTATCAAATGAAGTTCCAATATTAGCTAATTCAGTTTCTAATCCTAATACAACATCATCTCTTTGTTGTTGTCTAATTGCTTGTCTCTTAGCTTCAGCATCTAAGAATATTCTTGTTTTTTGTTCTTCAGTTAATCCAACAACTTCTAATGCTCTTTTTTCTTCTTCATTGATAAGTGCAAGAATATCTTCATATTTCTTTCTTTCTAAATCAACTCTTTTTTGATTAGCATCAGCTATAATATTCTCTTTATCTTTAGTACATAAACCTTCAGCACAAAGTAATAATTGTTCTTGTGCATTTACTAAAGCAATCTCTCTATTATATCGGTTATTTAATTCTTGTAATCTATTCTCTTGAGAAAACTTAAATTCATCAAATGCTTTTTGAGATAATTCTTTTTCTCTTAATGCTTTCTCTTCTGCTTTCTTAGCTTCTTCTTCATCAAACTTTTTATTAATTGCAGCCTCATCATTCTTATATGCCTGTTGTGCATTAACTCTAGCACTTTTATATTGGTCATCTATTGATGAAAAATCTGTTACACCTTTTAATTGTGCTTCTTTAACTGCTGCAACTCTTGCTCTTTCTAATTTTTCTAAATCTTCATTTAATTTCTGACCTCTTTTGAATATTTCTTGGTCTCTTTGTGAAAGTGTTGAAAGATATGCTTCAGTTTCTACTTTACCAGCTTCTTCAATTGCTTTTTTTCTATCATCTGCATCTTTCTTTTCTTGCTCTGCTCTTTTCTTAGCTGCTTCTGCTGCTTTCTTATTTCTTTCTTCTAATGCTTTCTTTTCAGCTTCAGTTAATCTTTTTGTACCTTCGTTAAATGCTTTCTGCCCACTTGTAAATCCATCTTTTATACCATTTTGAATTCCTTCACCAATTCCTTTTGCAGTACTTTTTACATTCTCAACCGTTGCATTAAATCCTTTTTTAATTCCATCACCAACTTGTGCTACACCTTCTTTAATTAGGTCAAAATCAAATGTAAATACACCTTTTAATACTTTACCAGCCCCACCTGCAACATCTACAAGTGTTTTGAAAGCATTTACAAAATTATTAATAATAAATCCTACTAATTGTTTACCTACATTGAATACAACTTGGAAAGCTGCACTTAATCCACCAGCTGCTACTGAAAGACCTTCCATTACTGATTTATTCTCCATTAAAGAGATAATCAGGTCAGCAAACATATTAGCTACAGGTTCTATGATTGCAAATAAACCATTTAGAATCTTTGTAAATCCTTCAGATATTTTATTTAATTTAGCTTGTCCTTCTTCAGTTCTACTTAATGCTTCTTTAAGAGAAACAAATGCTCCTACAATTGCTGCGAGAGTTAAAACGATAGGATTAGCAAGAAATGATTTGAATGTAGCATCTAAACCTTGTAATGCTTTACCAACATTACCAACTGGACCAGGTGCTGCTGCAAGAGCATCTTTGAATTCTAAAGAACGTTTTTGAGTTACTTCTAATTTATCTTGCAAATCATTTAACTGTCCTTTTAATTGGTTAAACTTAGCTTTATCACCTGCTTCTGCTGCTGCCTGTAATTGTTTTTGAGTTTCTCTAATCTGAGTTTGTAGACGTTGGAATTGTCCACCAGCTGATTCTGCAGCTGAGCCGGCCTGTTGTAATTTATCAGTACCTTCAACTTTAGTATCTACTACTACTTCATATGTTGTTACATTTTCAGCCATGCCACAATCGTTTTATTAATTGTTTTAATTGTTTCCAATTATAAGGAATTTTTCTACTACCTTTAGCAAATGAAACTTTAGGAGATACTCCATAATATTCGCTTGTTTGTAAAAGGTCTATAATATCTCTTATCATACAAATATAACATTTATGAACCTACATTTAATGAACCCTCTAAAATAGGGCCCAATAGTTGTATTTTACACTCACCTGTATTTAGATTATAATCATTAATTGCTCTCAAATGATATTGATTTCCTCTAAATTCAACTATGTCATTCAATTCCATATCAAAATAATCAGCTAAGGGAATAATTGCTGAAGCATTTAATAATCTAGTTCTTGGATTATAAAGTAGATTTACATAATCACTCCAATATGTAGAATATAAAGATGCTGTCGGTGCAATTCCATAAGCAGGTTGTTCATTATAAAATAAAAGGGATTTAGAACCAGTTGTAGGAAATGAGCCTGATACAACGTTGTAATTATCAAAATAAGGAAATGTATCTAAAGGTTTTTTATCTAACGTAAAAGCTGATGCAGTATGATTATTAAATCCATTAATATAATAATCTTCACAATCTAATATACCATTGTAATATAGTAATCTTGGTTGAACTCTTGCTGGCGCATAAGTTGCATCACCTATATAGGTTGGTATGTAGATTGGTATTTTTTGATTTCCTCCTAATTGTGGCATAATATAAAATTTTATAAACAAATCCCTCTAGGAACACTTACACAAGTTATTCCTGTATATTGAACTATTTCTCCAGTTGCTGCATTAACTTCATAAATATCACAATTAGGGTCTACTAAGGTAATAATTCCTGTTACTAATTGGCTACCATTAGCATCATAATAAAGTATAGAACCATTAGATAAATCACCAGTGGTAGAATATAATTCGGTAAATGTAAATGACCTACAAGCAGCTGTTTCACCATAAGGGGATATTCTAAATCCACCACCTAAATAAAATACTGTTACGTTTCCACCACCGCCAGGGTTTAATCCACTAACTGAACCAGATACGCCTGTATTTGCTAATTGTAGTAAAGGTGTTGAAGCAACTGATGTTTTTACATTTAGAGTACCTTGTGAAAAGAAATTTTCAGTATCAACATAATATTGCTTTCCATATTCTCTATTTGCTTCTTTACTAAATTGTTGTGAAATATAATCTTGGTCTAATAGGTCACCAAAGTTTAATTCATTCACAGCTAAATTATTTGCTGGAATTATTTCTATTTTATCATTTAGATTAATGTATTTATTAAAATCCCATCTTCTACCACTTTTATACCAACTATTAAAAGGCTCTACAACCATTTGATTTCTAACTACTTTAGATGGATACATTACTAAATTGAATTTCTTTTGTATAGAAGTTAAAAAATCAATTTGTTTAATTCCATTAGTTCCAAATGGCATGTTAGCTGGAATATTCATTACCCAACCATCACCTAATTGTGCTACTTTTGTAACTTCTAAATAAGATTTTATTTGATTATCAGGTTCTAAAGTAATAACTACATCACCATTACCATCATTTGTTTTCAACCATTTAATATCAAATTCATAAGAACCAGAACCTAATAATGGACTATTCCATTTTTGTCCAACTTCAGTTTTTTGTCTTTTTGTACCATCATTTCCGTTATATTCTTGAACTTCTAAAAAATAATTGTTAATTGAATTTAGAGTTACATCAGTAAATGTATTTGTATCTACATTTTTTATTCTTAATGTAAAATTAGGAACTTTACCTAAACCACCTGCATTTGCGCTACCACTTATTTCAACATTCAAATTAATATTACCTCTTAATGATGAAGAATATGGTAATGAATAAATCAAATTACCACCCATTTGTCCACCTGTATTTTTTGTAACATTGTACCAAGGTAGAGGGTGGTCAGAACCAGCAGATGGTTGCCAATTTGTTTGACCAGAACCTGATATTGGTTGTATCTTAAATAAACCAAATGTTTCTAAATTTGCTTCTGAAAATAATGGGTATCTTAATGAACGATTACATAGAAGATAGATATTATCTAATCCACCATTATCTATAAATGAAGAAGAATAATTGTAACCAGCTTCATTAAAAATAGCATCCCAAACTAATTTTGCTTTTATAGCTGGTTTATAATCTTGTACACACATACCATCAGATTCAGCATCTATACCAAATTCTGCTTCTTCGGGAGTGAATTCTATCTTTTGTCCATATTCTGCAAATGGATAAACAATTGAACCTGAAAATAATTTATTCTCCCAACTTCCAGTTATATTTTGATAAGAAGCTGTGTGATTGTATATACTTAATGAATTTAAGTCAGTTAAAAAACTTCTATTAATTTCTCTTGCAAACGAAGATATAGCACCAAATATAGTAACTTCATAAGAATCAATAAATTTATTCTCAAAAATATTTACCTGATTTAGTTGTAAATATCCTTGCGAAAGATAAACTCCACCAAAATCTAAATAGCATGGAACTTTAATGTTAGTTGCAAATGTATCAGGAGACTGAATACTAATATCATAAACATGCTCAAAAAAAGCATTGTTCTTTTTCGTCCCAGGTAACGTAATCTGCCTTGTAAAATCGGCTGGGATAACACCAAGATCAAAAAGGCCTGTAACATTATCTGATAATAAAATATCTTCATCTTTGAATAGGTCTAAGATTATATCATTTGCTACTAACTGAAACTGTATTCCTTGTGTACTTAAAACTCCCATTATAGAATTAATTTATATCCTTGTCCGAAATCAAAATCAAATTGGTATTGAATTACTTTATCTACTACGCCTGTTTTGAATGTAATACTTTCTGTATTAATTGTAAGTGGTAAAAGGTCAGTAGAACTTTTTACCCAATATATTTCTTCAGAAACAAGCAATTGTTTTATTATTTCATTATAATCTTCATCTATCCAATCAGTATTAACACTTATAGACTGTTTAGAATCTACAATATAATTTAAGTTAGAACTATCGTATTGTGTATATGTTAATGTTGGTGCAGTCCATGTTCCTAATTGTGGTTGATAACCTCTTTTAGTTGTACTAAATGACTGACGATTTACCATATAAAATGAGAAGAAATCAAATTGTCCGTATCTATTCTTCCATTTAATTCTTATGTTTGGATATTTTTGCTTACAAACAACATTAAAATTAATTTTATTACTAATAGGTGTAGTTCCATCAAAAGCTTGTACAGTAAACGATTGTTCAGCTCCTGTTATTAACCCAACAGGAAATTGTGGGTCAGATGGGCCTATTGGAAATAATTGTATTTGCTGTGAAGAAGATATTGTTGAAGCTGCGCTACCACTTATAGAAATACTTCCATTTATACCTAATGAACCTGAGTAAACAATTCGGCTAGGAAATACTCCTGCCGCATACTCACCAATATAAACACTCATTTTACCTACATCTTCAAATAAACACGATTGAGAAACAGGTCCATCAGTCATTATAGGCCAGTATGGTGTTTTATTTTGTATTTGTTGACCTATTGGTTCATCAAATATTGCATAACCATCTAAAGCTTTATAATTTGAACTTTCTACATGCGAACCAGTAGTTGGTATTGCGTTAGAACCTGAAAGGTATCTCCAATAAACATCTGCTTTGAAATATTTTACATTTGATGGTGTACCTTCAGCTGAACCAGTTAATGCTGAATTAAGAATTCTACCAACATCAAATATACCAACTCTACTTGCGTTTGGATATTTTACCAGTGTATAATTTGCTACAGAACCTGATTGATTTGGTGTACCACTCCAATAATACAGGTCTAAATAATATTGAAATGAAGATGATAATACAACATCTCCAGTCTCATACGCTGTAAATATTGTAGGTGACTGAGCCAATGAACAGGTTGCCGGCGTTTGTGTTATAGACAATGACATTCTTAAATGTTTTCTATTTTAACAAAAAAATGGTATTATATATTGGAAGTTTACTTTTTGCGGTAAACTTGCTTCAATTTTCCATATCCATCTTTATCAAAATATTCTCTCATTCCTTTTAGAACTTCAGTTTCAATAATACCTTTAACTTGATATTCTCTTATTATATCCCTTACAGGTTGTGAATTTGCAGCCTTGTAAACAAAGTTTATTTTGTCAGCATTACCAGTTTGAGCATTTTTGACAGTTCTACTTATTGTAGGTGCGTTCCACCAAATAATGTAAGGTAATGAGGTTAGGTCAAAAGAATATTTGAAATCAGATAATTTCTTATAAGATACTTTAATTCTATCTCTCATTGCTCCAGTCTTAACAGGAGCTAATGCTTTTGCTTGTGTTTGATATACACTTGCAACATCTTGTAAAGTAGGAATTCTAGCCATTAACAATCAGTTTGTACACCTTTAATATTTAATGGACTACCCAATAAGTTAGGATATAAACAAATGTCTTGGTCATTAAATACTTCTAAATCAAATGTACAAACCCAACCTGCTAAAGCATTTGGAAATTCGTTCTTAAATGGTACTGCATTCATAGTAGTTACAATAGTAAATGCTTCAGTTCCTAATCTTGTAAATGAAAGAAGGTCATTTAAGATTGATAATGTATTAGCATGAATATCAACAGTATCATCAGTTCCAAAGAATGGAATTGTTTCACTATTTGAACTACCAACACTTTCATTATTTTTTAACTTAACTTTATCGGCAATAGTAAGTTGAACTGTATAATTGAGTACTTTATTATCAAATCTAGCGTTAGAAATGAATACATTTCCCAAAGGATATTGTGGAAACTCATCATCATCTAATCCCCAATTATCACCATAAGTTACTCTTTGAATACTTGGATGATTACTCATTATTGTTTTGAAATAATTGAGTATATTGTAATAAAGTACATAATTTGTACCAATGTTATTTACTATTGTTGCTCCCATTATATTATAAATTTATTCCACCAAAATAAGCATTACCCATATCAGGATAAATTTGTGTTTGATTACCTACTGATTCGTAGTATTGTGGTATCTGATTAGAATAAGAAATCAAATAATTTTGTAAACGAGTTGCGTAGTAATCAGCATTATTCATAGCTTTTTGAAGAAGATAATCTACTTCATTCTTAGTTACCGATTTAGCGGTCTCCGTTTCATGTTTTACAGCGCCTTCAGATTTGAATTGGACACCACTAAACGGTAAATATTCTACAACAGCATACCAAATAAGAGTTGGTTTGATGTGGTCATTCATTAAGTCTTGATAATATACATTTAATTGATTAAAAGTACCAGCTTCAATTTGAGCTTGGAGATAATCAAATAGTACAGTTCCTACTAAATTAAGAATGTATTTATCTTGTGCTGTTCTCACAAAATTCAATAACCTATCCGCATCAATTGAACCTTGAAGTGGAGTATTTTTGATTATATCGTTTCTTGTTATGAATAAAGCGTATGCCATAATTGGTTTATAATTTATATGTTACAAAGTTTTTTGAAAAATTAGGATTACTTCTTTTGAAATCACTTAATTGTTCATTATTAATATCAATATCAATTGCTGATGGATTTTCTTCAATCTCCGCAGGATTTTCAGCCTGTTCATTAATTTGTTCTTGAACTTGCTCAGTTGTTTGACCAGTTTCTTCTGCAGTTTGTGAAAGAATTACTAATGGTGTTAATTGTTCAAAGTATAATTGTGAATCAGGGTATCCACCTTTATCAAACGCATCTGCTAAGAAGTTAATAACTAAGTTTTGGAACGGAGTAATTGTCATTGTTTGAAGAATTGAGTAAGCTGTTTTCATTTCTTCTGATTGTGAACTAAATCCATTAGCTACAGTACGAATACCAAAAAGAAGTGGAGATGTTACTCTATGTGCAACTAAGATTCTATCCTGTGCATATTCTGCAACATACTTTGTTTTATCATGCAGATTATCAGTTTGGATTGTATCAATAGTTGGTTTTCTTTCTGGGTCATCGTTAAATGTGATAATAAAACGTCCAGCATTTCTAGTGCCTGTAAATTTAGCTTCTACTAAATCTTCAATTGTATCTCTTTCTTCAGGCGCTGGAATACCATTGTTCATATTCAACATCACTAATGGTAAGAAACCATTCTCAATGTTGTTTAAGTGTAAGTTAGATAATTCAGCCTCTACAAAAGAGAATTGTAAAGCAGGAATCCAATCAGGCAACGAGTAATAGTATTTGCCTGGCGAATAGTTTTTAATCCATAGGAGTTCCATCTTATCTTTTGAAGTACCGAACGCAGGTATTTTTTTCTTATATCTCTGCGCTTTATGGTCACTCCAATCTGTGCAATAATAGAAGTTTTGGATTTTCGGTTCATTGTATAATTTTTCTGCTCTGAAGTTTTGTACAGGTGCGTGATACATTTTTATAATCTTAGTATGAGAATCATCCCAGTATACCTGTATTACAGCATTACCATATAATTTTAGGTCAAATATTGCTCTTTTAATTTCCTCTTGCGGAAGTATCTTACCTAATGTTTCTACAAAAGATTGATTTTTACTAAATACACCTTTACCATAGATTAAGTCCGCAATTCCTTCTATACAAGCTGCATTTGTAGTAGAATTATTGTAAGCATCGGTTACATTTGAGAAGAAATCATCAGGTCCAATAATACCAACAGGTACCCATTGATACCTTGTTTTTGTATCCTCAGTAATAACTGGGATTTCTTGCTGTGCCATGTTTACAACCGAAAAATTTTGATTTAATTTCATATTAGTCTAAAATTATATATTCATTATCTGATACTCTGCTTATGTACACATTTTCCAATGGTATCTGATTAACATAGCCAGATTTATTAAGTGATTGAGAAGTAAATACTGAAACACTTCCATGCCATATTGAACACGTAGTATCAGAAATATAAGCTCTATATTGTGTTCCTACTGAAGATGATACTAAAGTAGTTACCTGTGAAGATGTAAATGATAACTTAGATTCATACGCATCGTAATTATAATTTGATAGAGATGCTGAATAATTCTCTAATGTTGTCATATCTTGCAAATACAAAGTAAGATTAGAACTGCCTGTGGGTTGTACTCTCAGTGTCCAAATATTACTTCCTGATGTTATAAATGTTAGCATGATGTATTTAGCTTGTCTTTACGTTTATATTTTAACAATTTTAGAAGCACAAATAGTGATAAAATAAAAAAAGGGTGACTTTATAGCCACCCTTAATTATTTCTTATCTATACTGATTAGTTAGTTCCTACAACAATTGTTGGCGGATTAGTTACTGCACCAAATGGATTACCATAAGTAGAACCAGAGATGAATGGAGCTGGGAATTGTTCTTGTCCAGTGAAAGTAATAGAATAACCATAAAGGTCACCTAATGCTGCACCAGTCTGAATAGTACCACCTGTTACATCTGCACCTTCTCTTTGTCCTACCAATAGAGTATCACCTGCCATTGTGTGGATAAAGATTTGAGGTCTACCATAAGCCATCAACTTTAATTGAGTTGTCATTTCGTTAGTTAATTTCTTCAAGTTAAGAACTAATTCTTGGTTGAAGAAAGTTGTACCATTATCACGAGATGAGTTTACAGTTTCAGTATAGCTAGAATTTCCTTTTAGGTCATATTGATACACTGTTAAGCCAGAAGGTAATGATTCTAAAAGTGCATCTGCATTAGCTGCATTTGATGTACCAAAAGAACCCGTATAGTTACAGAAAAATACTGAAGCTATACCACCTACCGAATCTTTACAAGGTTCATTTCTACCTAGTGTTAAATTACAAGACATACGTTTGAGTTTTTTAAGTTAATTTGTTTTTGTTTTAACATATTAAGAGTGAGAGAGGGAATTTCACCCTCTCATTATTCACTCAAATATATTAATAGTTCTTATGGATAGCGATGTCATTACCGATACCATATTGAGTACCAGCTGTGTATCTCATAATGATTCTGTAGTTTTGAGAACCATCTAAGTTAGCCATATCCAATACTCTTACTTCATTATGGTCACTCAATAAACCAGTACCGAAATACAAGTTTGATTTTTGAGCTGCTACCATAGCTGAAGAAGCAAGACCAGGACAGAATGCTAATTCAATACCATTGAAGTTCAATGGCTTCTCTCCTACGTTCAATTGGTTGTTCCAACCATTAGCACCTTGAGCGCCACCTGCTAAAGCTTGTTGATAAGCCTTAACTACGTTAGTTGGTACATAAATCATTACATCTTCTTTACCGTATACAGTTTGAGGAATTGCATCAACTAATGCGTTTAATGCAGTTAATACGTTTGCAGAAGTGATAGAACCTGAAACAGATGAAGTTACAGGAGCGTTTGTACCACCAGCTACAACTGAAGAAGAAAGAGCTGTATAGATACCACCGAATTGACCGTTGGTAGCTGAGTTACCTCTCCAAATTGATTCTTCAGTAGCTTGTGCTACTTTACCAGCTACATAGCTGATTAAGAAATCGTTGAAATCTTTAGGAATTTCATCAAATGCGCTAAAGCCCAATTGAAGTGCTTCCCAAGAATCAACAAATTCTTGCTTACATAATTCAAGGTTTACTTGAAGTTCTTTTGGTTCTAAGATTCTCTCAGAAAGAGCTACAGTACCAGAAGTAGTAAAGTTACAAGATGCATCGTTTACGATTGAATCAACTGCTATTGATTGGATTACACTTTTATACTTCACATTCGGCATGATTGTGATGTATTGGTTATCCAATGTCTTAGCTGATAATAACGCTGCAGCAATGTACTTACCAGCAAATTCACCAGCGTAAGTGTTCTGAGTGAATGATGGTTGTGCGAAATTTTGTTGCTTTCTCATTGTTAATAAGTTTTGTTTTATTTATAAAGTCTAGATAAAACTGCTGATTGATAGTTAGTCATCTTTGTTTTACCTAATTTAACTCCGTTTTGTATTTTTTGTGCATTTTCATCAATTGGTGCACCATCCAATTTTGGTAATTCTTCTTCATCCTTTTCTTCAGGATTTACAGTTGCCATTTTAGTAGCTGGTTTTACAACACCAGTTCCAACATCACCAGGTAATGGTTCTGCTTCAACTTTTTCAGCTTTCTTACCTTCTGAAATGTCTTTTACATTAGCCATTTCATTGTACTTCTTTTCCAATTCTTCAATACGATATTGTAATTTTTGGATTACTGATTTCATATCTTCATCTTCAGGGATTGGATTAGCTGTTTCTTCAGTAGCTACCTCTTCATCATCACCCATGTCACCACCAGCGATTGATTCCATTTCAACAGCTTCATCAGCTGCTGGAGTTTCTACTTCTACGTTTTCTCTTTCGGTTATTTTACCGTCTTTTGTCATAATTTTGATTCTTACATCTCTACCTTCAGAATCTTTTAGTACAACCTCATGTTCTCCATCAGGAGCTGGGCTTTTAGTACCATCTTCAGATACAACATCTACTTGCTCACCCAAGTCAAAAGTTGGGGATTCCAATATTGTACCATCTGCTAATTTTGCGTATGTAAATTCTACTTCTTCCTTAACCATCGCTAAGTTAGCTAGAATCTTTTTTAATACTTGAGTTGCGTTCATAGTTTTTGTATTTAGTTATTTAACAATTATATTTGTATTTATAGTAATTTTTATCCCCATGTCACAATACTTTCAGGCAGAGGAATAATTGAACCTGTGTAATTTTTATCAGTTCCATTATACATTCTAAAGTCTTGGAAATAAACTGCTGATGCATTATTTACCAATCTTGTAGTTCCCATAACATCTAATAATCTTGAAGTAACCTGATTAAGTTGTCTAGTTCCAGTTGTTTCTTGAGCTATCTTTACTCCATTTACATAGAGTTTAATTGTATTAGCAGGTTGTCCATCTCCCCACGAAGCAGAAGTATAAGAAACGGCTAAGTGGTTAAATTGGAATGGTTGCCATTGGCCTGAACCAGAAGCTTGTACAGGTTCTTCATCAGGTCCTGCTGGTCCATAATCATAGAAGAATGCTTGCGAACCAGAAATTATATTAATACCACCACCAGGATCTATATCACCACCAAATGCTTGCCAAATATATGAACCAAATTGTGGTGATGGTGAACCAGGTCCTGCTAAAACTGCGAAACTTCTATTTGGTAAATCAAAATTTGTAGATGCTGAACCAGTAGTTGTAAATGCAAACCAACCTTCTATTACAAAATCTTTTTTGAATGTAAGGTTAGTTCCCTGTTCTGCTGCATAGGTTCTATTCACAACCAATGCATTTGAACCAGTTAATAAAGTACTTCCATTATATTTTTGAGAATTCCATTTTACTGGGTCAGATGGATATGATATTTGTGCTGTTGCTGAGCCGGAATACAATATTGGATTGTTTGTTCCAACAGGTCCTCCACTTGGTCCACCTTTTACCCATGCAGAAATATCATCAAATGGATTTGTCATTCCAAATTGATTCTGATAATCTCCATCATAAAATAATGTACCTGGCATAGCAAGAACAATAGAGCCTGAATATTGGTCAAAGCGAACTTGATAAGTTGCACCTTGTCTTAGTTCACCTCTACCTAATCCTGTTGAACCAATTATATTATAGTTTAGATTTAACATATATTATCTTAATGCGATTATACTTGCAGCTGTTGAAGAAGAAGATACTGCTGTAATAATACCAGGAATAAAGCCTGAAGCAGATACTAATGTGATTACTGAAGAATCCCAAGTTTTAACTACAAGGTTTCCAGTTTGTCCAACATATAATCCTCCAGCTACGAATCCAAATTGTGGATTATCAGGAGTAACTCCTACAACTGAACCAGTTGGAGTTACTGCTACTCCACCAACAAATTGTGGATTAGTAATATACGAATTTTGAGTTTCTAATTTCATATTGAGTTATTTTTTATATTTAACAATTATTCTTTGTGATTTAGTGATTATAAACCATATCTTCCTTTAATGGTATCATAAACTGTTGTTATTTCATTTTGAGAAAGTACTCTATTATAAAGTATTATATCACCAACATCTGCTTGTGTTACTTCACCAGTTGCAGGATTTACTGTACCATTTGTAAACTGTCCATTATTAATAGCTAAACCATTAAATGCCTGTGATGTAGAATTATTAGAAGCTGATGCTGCTAATACTGAATTTATATAAAAAGAAGAAGAAAGGTTTGTAGTATCTCTTACTATTGTAGAAATTCTCCATTGTGTATCATAAATGGAGCCTGATTGTATAATAAATCCTATTGTATTATAATATGCAGCCCAATATTCAGTATCACCTGCACCGCCGCCGCCACCATAAGTTGGAGCTAACCAATTTGAATTTACAGAATCTATTAATCTACCATGTCTATCAGTAGAAGAGCCAGAATATCTAGTTGCTACAAATAGAGTGAAATTAGAAGAAGTATAATTAAGTGAACTATCTCCACCAAATCTCATTGCCGAAGATGTTGTAAAATTTACCGCATAATCTAAATCTTTTTTTACAGGCGTAACCCCAGTAAAGCTTCCACTAAATTGTAAATTATATTTTGAATTCCACGTAGAACTACCGCTTGTAAAAGTAGTAGGGTCCAGCCAAAATATTAAGTTATTTTGTGGAATATTAATTTCTGATTGTATAATATCAGTAACATTAAAACTTCCTAAATAAGCATTTGTTATTTGTTGATTTCCTAAAAATATTGGCATTTTATACTATATTATATCGGTTTATAAAATAATTATTTACGTCCGTCAACTCCTGCCCTGTTAATTTTCTACTATATAATGCAATTTCATAAAACACAGCATTAGTTGAGTCTTGATTATTTAATGTTGCGTTCTGTCCAATACTCATTCTAATTAATCCACTATTTGTAAATGCTGTAATTGTACCTGTATCTGGTGCATTGTTATCAATTCCTATTTGAGCATTATTTGTACCACTTGTCCATGTTGAATATATCAAGTGTGGAATAGGCGGAGTACTTTGTGTATTTTCATCATTTGTTTGAAGACTGGCTGCACCATTAGTATATACATAAACATAAGCAGGTTGTGTGGTAGAGTTTGCAAATCCATGTCTTTGATAATTTGTAAAATCATTATTAGTTGTAGTTCCATTATTCATAGATAACCATGCTGCAAAGTTCTCAGCAAGATAACTAGGATGTCTACTCATTACTAAAAATGCTGAACCAGTAGTATTAAATGTAAAATCTAAAGAAGAACTAAATATTCTACTACATGTTCTACTTGTACCAATACCACTTACAGTTCCTAATAATAATCCATTTACCGAACCTGTTGTGTAATATAATGGATTTGTTAAATTAAAGTTTCTACCATTACCACTAATATCTCTCCAAGTTGTAGAACCTGAAGTATAAGATGATTCTGTAGCTGTTGTTAAATATATTTCTAATCCATCAGTTACAGGTGGTAAATTAGGACTTGAAAATGGATTACCAAAAACTTGATTATCACCCAAATAAGCTCCTGTTACATCTAAATCTCCTAAAAATATTCTTGTTCCTTGTTGTGGCATATATTTTTATTTTTAGAATACGTTTCTTTGTAAAGTTCTTTGAAAATTATTTACAATTGTATTCAAATTTTGTGGACCTCCAGTAGGTAAGCTTCTACCAATATGAGCAAAACAACATCCCCTACTACTATTTCTATAAGTTGTAGTACCATTATTTTGTGCTCCCAAATAAAGTGAACGTGCAGTTATTGTAGTTACAGTTGTACCTGTATTTACTACTCTAGTTCCATTTTTCCAACCCTCTACAGCTGCAGTTCTATTTGTAATAAAATATCCTGAACTATTTCCAGATGCTCCACCGCTACCACCAACTTGTCCGAAAAAAGCATATTGGTTTCCATCACTAAATCTTAATGCAGCAATAGTTTCACCAGTTGTTGCTGCTCCATCATTAGCACCCATTTCTACGTCATCTGCTGCAGCATTATTTGTAAATGAATAATATGAGAATGAACCATTGGTTGTTGTAAATAATGTATTTGGAACTGCAAATGTATCAGCGTATGTTCCACCCAATCCATCAGGTTTTGCTCCACTACTATTGTGTGTCCAACCACCTGCGAAACTTAATCTATAAGCTGCATTTGTGTTTTGTGGATTAACTAAATTAAATTGATGTGTAAAAGCAGTACCACCAACCATAGGATATATAGCAAACATTAAACTCCAAAGACCTGAACTTTTTAATTCATTTACTAAATTATTAACAGCTACCGCTTCAATACCACCAATACCAGTAGCGTTAATAAATGCTCCAGCATCTGGGTCAAATTGATTCATATTTGCAAAACCACTTCCAATCATATTTTTATCTTAAATCATTTATTTTAGCTAAATACACATTAGTACTATCAAATGAAACAAAAGTTAATATATCCTGTCTTCCACTTCCAGATGTAGGTATATAACGGCTTCCACTTACTTGTCTTACATTACTACTAAATGATGCTGTTGCGTTTGTTGGTGAATTTTGTCCAACAGTTAGTAAAAGATTTGCAACTTCTCCTGGTCTTACATTTGTAATATTAAAAAACATATTACCACTTACCAAACAAGTGTAATAATCTCCTGCTGAGAAATCTAAAGAAGCTGTTGCTGAAGCAATACTTGCTGATACTACATTACCTCTAGCAGAACCTGTAATTATTAAAGAACCAGTAATTTCTGCAGAACCTGTGTAAGGAAATATTGTTCCGCTTGTACCAGACGTTCCGTTTATTCCGCTACCACTAACAAAATATAATGTATTAGGGTCTTTTGGTGATAGTGATGCATAAGATGATGAACTTAATGTAATTACTCTTAAAGCAGTTGCTACATCAGTAAATGTATCACCTAAGTTTGTAATTGCTGAACCTGAGAATGAACCTGATAAGAATGTTAATGAACCGGTAATTCCCAATGAGCCTGTAATTTGTGCAGAACCTGTAAATGGAAATCCTGCACCAGCCGTTGCTGAAGTACCGGATGTACCAGCACTTGCATTAGTACCTGATGTGCCTGCTGAACCATTTGTGCCAGATGTACCTGCTGAACCAACAGCCGAAGTACCTGATGTTCCGCTTGTACCTGATGCGAATGATGAACCGGTTACGATATATAAAGTATTTGGGTCAGTTGTTCCTGCTGTAATTAATGTAGATAAAGAAGCTGATGTTAATGTTACAATATGTTCTACTCTAGCTATATCAGTAAATGAATCAGTTGCGTTGTCAACAAAGGAGCCACTATTACTACCGCTTCTATAATAATTTACACCCGTAAAAGAAATAGAACCAGTTATTCCTAAAGAACCAGTTATTTGTGCAGAACCTGTAAATGGAAATCCTGCTCCTGCTGTTGCAGATGTTCCTGATGTACCAGCACTTGCGTTAGTGCCAGATGTTCCAGCTGACCCAGCAGTTCCACTACTACCGCCACTGCCACTAGTACCTGAGCTCCCACCACTGCCGCTTGTTCCTGAACTTCCACCACTGCCGCTTGTTCCCGAAGAGCCTCCGCTTCCTGAACTGCCAGAACTGCCTGTTGTGCCACTGCTTCCTGAGCTTCCAGAACTTCCAGAGATGCCGCTAGAACCAGCGCTTCCGTTTGTACCTGATGTTCCTCCACTTCCAGCAGTCCCGCTTGTTCCTGAAGTCCCTGATGAGCCAGGAGCACCATCCGTGCCAGACGTTCCTGCTGAACCTGTACTTCCACTACTGCCAGATGTGCCGGCGCTTCCATTTGTACCAGACGTGCCACCACTTCCTGCAGTTGCGGATGTGCCACTCGTACCACCAGTACCTGAAGTACCTGATGTACCATTATTAAATCCTACTGATGTTACAACAAATGAATATTGGTCACCTTCAGTATAGAATTTTATTTCTTTAGGAGATGCATCATTATTTTTAGCAAATACGTCCACAATCATTCTTGAAGATGAATTGATTGTAGTTGTTGGGAATACAAAATCTAATATTACTGAATCAGGTGTTGTAGGTCCATTCCATCCAATCTCAAAGAATGATGAAGTTATAATAGAACCAGATGGTGTACCAAATGTATCTGCTAATTGAAGACTTACCTGCGCTTGAATATTATCATTAGCTGCAGGTTTCAACATATTAAAGTGGAATGTTTGTAATCCACCAGGTATTAAATCAAACCCTAATGGGTCAGTAAGGTATCTATCTATTACTTGCGCTACACCAGAGCCTGAAAGTGATTGAGATACAATGATTGTTCCACCAACAACAGGTTGCACTCCTAATTCGTTAAAAGTTGAACCTGAGATAGAAGCTGTTACACTACCATTGAAGTAATATACTCTACCACTTGCTTGTCCATTAAAACCTGATGTGCCTGCTGAACCAGTTGTACCTGATGTACCAGATGTTCCTGCACTTGCATTTGTGCCTGAAGTACCGGCTGTGCCAGTTGTACCGTTTGTGCCGCTTGTGCCTGATGACCCACTGCTTCCGCTACTACCATTACTTCCTGTTGTACCTGACGAGCCTGCGCTTCCAGATGAGCCGGAGCTTCCACTACTGCCGCCCGTACCACTTGTACCAGATGTGCCACCACTTCCCGCAGTTGCTGAAGTACCTGAAGTGCCGCCTGAGCCGCTTGTTCCCGCTGAACCTGAACTTCCACTACTGCCAGCTGAACCAGAACTACCACCGCTGCCAGATGTTCCGCTGCTTCCACCACTACCTGATGTGCCGCTAGTGCCACCACTTCCTGACGTGCCACTACTACCTCCGCTTCCAGATGTGCCTGATGAGCCACCACTTCCTGCAGTGGCGCTCGTTCCTGATGTACCGCCTGAACCTGCTGTTGCTGATGTGCCAGACGAACCCGATGTGCCTGAACTTCCTGAACTGCCGCTTGTTCCAGCTGAACCGGACGAGCCACTACTTCCGCCAGTTCCATTTGTGCCAGATGTTCCACCACTACCAGCAGTTGCGCTAGTACCAGAAGAACCTGCTGAACCTGATGAACCAGCTGTGCCAGCAGTTCCTGATGTGCCTGCTGTACCTGCTGTGCCAGATGTACCAATTGCAATAAAAGAACCTGTTGGAACTAAGATTGGTGTATTTCCACTTCCACCTATCCACGCATATCCTTCAGTTAGAGAAGCTGTAAATGTACCATTAACATCTAAATCTCCATTGATTGTTTGATTTCCTTCAAATGTATTAGAACCTGTTGTTGCTAATGTAGCTGTACTAATAGTAATAGTTGCAGTTGAATTTGTTAGTGTTGCGTTTACAATACCACCAACAAAATCAATAGTTGAAGCAACACCTAATGTTTGGCCTTCATCTTTTATAATAAGATTAGCTCCACTTACAATAATGCTATCTATTTGATTTTGAAGATTGTCAACCGATGAACTAAGAGATTGTGATACGGCATTCAAATCGCTTTGCAATGCCATACTGTCAATAATATCAGTATTAAATTCTCTTAACTTTTCCGGCGTAATAAATTGTGTATTATTATTCGGAAAGTTTGTTTGGTTTACATTCTCTAATTGTGTTTTATTTAATTGAGACATCTCGTATATATTTATATATTTCCTGTTTGAAATCCGTTACTAAAACCTGAACTGAAAGCACCTCTTTGATTATTAAATGCCGATTGAGTTTCACCGATTGTTTGATTAATCAGTGCACCTTCGCAACATTCAGTAGAGTATATATCACTATCCACACATAAGCAACCTCTCCTTTTATTTCTTCCAGTTGCTTTACCCCTTGTAGGTCCAAAATATACGCCGGACCATTTTCTCATATTTGAATTATAAGCTGGTGTTGGCATATTATGGTTGTTTATAGATTAATCCAATTCCTTGTGCTCCTAAACTTTTATCACAACACTTAATTGAATATGTATTTTTATTTCTACATAAACAACCCATTCTACTTCCTTTTCTCGGAGATGATAATCCTTGCGTTGGTTGTGGTTTAGGTTTTGGTGTTTCTACGGTTTTTAGTTTCATAGGATATTTTACATTTAACAAACTTAAAACCAAAAATAATACATTATCGGGCTCCTGCTCTTTTCATTGCCGCCCTATGTACTAATTCTTCTAACTGATGCTTATCTGCTTGATATGATAAGAATAGTAAACATTTTTCCAATGGTTCTTTTACTACCGAATCTATTTTTGTTATATCTTCACCTGCCAATTGGAGAATGCTTGAGTAGCCTTTCCATTTTCTTCCAAAATTTGCTTGAGCATCGGGGGCAAGTGCATCCCCGCTAATTCCTCCGTCAAATATTTCAGGGTATAATTTTGTAAGTCCGTCAATAAATCTTTGAAAAAAAAAAGTGCTCCCCAATGTATATCCATTGTCACATCTAAGAAATATTCTGAATTATGTACACCATCATAAGGTTTAATATCATATAGAGAACCCATCTTACTTATCACAGGTCTATATAAGATACTCATTATTTCGGCCCATTTATCATCTATACCAATTGTTTCGTATTTTGATATATCCACATAAGCACCATATGCCATTTGTGATAGATTAGGTTCAAATCCAAATTCTAATCCATTTATAGTTACAAATCTTTTTAGTGGTAATTCTACATTATTAAAAAATGATGCAACATCTCTTTTCACAGCTAAGAATGTATCTATATCCATTTGTTGTACATACTCTACTGGGAATTTGCAAAGGTGATGTAGGATGGCAGCCATTACTGCTTCTTCATTATCTTTGTATGTATCCATATCCTTACGGAGAGCTAGATACTCCCTTAATGTTATTGCTGACCAATCCTTTGGCACTTTTAATTCTATAGTCTTTTTCATATTTTATTTGATTTTGGTGTAGTGATTACCTTTCCTTCAGGCACTCTATACATTTCAGGATTTGTTAAGTCCACATTTGTTACTAT